GCATCTGTTGAATCTTGAAATTCAGCGTGTGAAGTAGTTTCATCAAATAAAGTTAAAAATAATTTGTCTGAACTGCTAAATCCAAATTTTAATTCTCTGTCTCTACCATATATTGTTCCACTGGTAGCGTCATTAGCATTTATCCAAGCAGATAAAGTAAACGGACTATCGTTTGAATTATCTCCAAACTCTAAATCTCCTGCTGTATTAGATAAATTGACAAAAGCTCCAGAACCATTAAGAGCAACAGATGACAAAGCCAAACCCTCTACCTTTCCTTGTGTTACTGTAAAATCTCCATCTGTCGTTGTCCTTGTCGTTGCATCACTACCATCATAGCCATCATATACATCTACACTAAAGGCATCGTAATCTTTACTTGTTCCTGTAAGTGTTCCTGTATTTGATTGTGGTGAATCGTCTGGGACATTGCCTGAACCTGCTGCTTCTGTACCTCCAAGTTTATACCATAACTTTAGATTAGTAGTTCCCGCATCAGTTAACAGAGGGTCTTGTCTTATTTTAGATGCTAGTATTGCAAGGTCAGTAGCTTCTACTTTTGCATTATAAATTTTAACATCTGCTATTTCTCCTGTAAAATAGTTAGCTCCTGAACCGTTTGAATTTAAAGCACCAACATATAAATTATCAGTATTAGTTATGGTTTTACCTCCAATAGAAGTTGTATTTTTTAACTGTCCATTTATGTAAACTCGCATAGATGAACCGTTATATTGTAATCCAATATGTTGCCAAACTCCTTCTGTTACTGCACCTGCTGCTAAACCTGCTGTATCACCATATCCCCACTTAACTTGTGAATCGTGTATCCTAAGATAAAATCGTTCTGCACCTGATTCCATAGCACCTACAATGTAAGGGGTCCCAGTTATAGTGCCTACACTAGGCTTTACCCACGCAGATATAGTAAAGGGGTTAGAACTGCCTACTAACGCACGAGGTGATGCACCTGCTTCTATTTTATCATCATTACCATCAAATGTCAAAGCACTGTCAAGATTTACATCAACGTTTGCTGCTCCTAAGTTTCCTTCTATTATTCCGCCCGTGCCGTTTATTTCTATTGTACCCATTATTTCACCGTTAATGTTCCTAATTGTCTTATGCCGCCATTCAACTTAACAGTTGTTCCAGTATTTATATTGTAAGTTCCTAAATTAGTTACCAATCCGTTATGAATTATTTTGTTAGTATCGTGTCCTGCATTATCACAAAACTTAGCATCTGCCGTTATGTTAGTTAATCCGTGTATTGTAATTGTATCTGATGCCGTTGAAAACTCAACTTCGCCTTTTGTAACGTCTAAGTTGTTAAGTATTGTAACTGCATCACCTGTTACATCATAAAGAGAACAAGTATAAGTTGCAACGTGTAAAGATATTTCTAAATCATAAAATGTGTTTTCTCTAACACTTGTAGAACCCATAACTAAACCTGTAGCATCATAAATCTTAACTTTACCATTATTATGTGTAAATGTTCCGCCTGTATTGTTCCAAGCGTGACTAGCTGTTTCAGCAGTAATAGTAGTAGTTAACGGTGTTGCAGTATATTTTCCTCCACTGTTTATTGTAAGACTTCCAAACTTCATTTCTCCCGTAGAACCTGCTGCTAAATATCCTGAAGTTGCAGACAATGTACCATTAAGAGTTACATCTCCATCTACAATAAAACTATCAGAACCTCCGTATGTTTGCCATTTTTTACCTGCATTGACTATAAAGGTTCCTCCAATAGTTACTTTATCAACCCAATACTGCGCTACATTAGCTACAACGTTGTTAAGAACAGAAGCATAAGTTGGAGCAGTTCTTGGCTGAAAATATCCACCCCCTGACACTGTAAGAGTTCCTCCAAGATTTATATCTGAGGTTCCATCAGAGTTTTTCCAAGAAAAAGATGCACTTTCTGTGCTGCCACTTCCTGCAAAAGTAGAACCTGTTGCTAATGCTAATGTTCCACTTGAACCTTGAGTTACTTCTGCACCACTATTAGTTCGTAAAGCTCCAACTGATACTGCCGAATCATTAAGTGTTAATGTTCCTGTTACATCACAATATCCTGTTACTGTAAGTGCTACATCACTTCCTGTATCTAACTCTCCTGCTGTTATTTCAAGATTTCCACCCATTGTGATTGCAGAAGTAAGTAATGTAACCACACAACTTGCGTGATTTATTTGTACGTTATTTAGCGTTGCTCCAGATTTATTTAAGACAATATTAGCTCCTGCTGCTGTTGTAAATATAAGTTTACTACTGCCACCTCCATTTGCAAAACTATTAGCATTTGATGATACTTCAAACAATCTACTTGTGCTTGTATTTCTTGAACTAATAGTAGTATTACCAGAACTTAAAGTCATACTACCTCCACTACCTGAACCAGATACGTTAAATGAACCTATAGTGTGATTTCCTGTTCCTCCTGTAAATGTACCGTTCTCGTTTACTATTAAAGCATAATCTGACGTTACTGATGTACCTAAAAACATCGCACTTGCATCACATTGTAACGTTCCTGTAACAGTTGTAGTTCCTGCTACTTCTACTGTTGCACCATTACATTGTAACGTTCCTTGCGTTATAGTAAGATTACCGCTAAGATTCATACTTGCTGTAAGTGTTATATCTCCACTAGCGTGAGTTATTGTTAGATTTCTAAAGCTTCCTGAACCTGATTGCTTAGTTAAAGTAACTGTTGCTGCTGATTGTGTTTCAACTACAAAGTCAGAAACGTCTCCTAATTTTCCTTGACACTTTACTGCTTCACCTGCTGCGTTTTTGCCTTTTATGTAAAAAGCATTTCCTTGGTCAAACTCACCATCTGGAGCTAATACAAACGAATTAATGTTTCTTGCTTGGTCTAGTACACATTTATGTCCACTAGATGTATCTGGAATAATTACATCATCGGCTGCTGTAGGTATTCTATTAGTTACACCTGTAGTATTCCAATTAGCATCAATAGCAAACGCAGTTTCGTTGCCTGAGGCTCCACCTACCCACGTGTTAACAGCCATTAGGCCACCTCACTTACGAAGACAATTTCAGAGTATATAGGAGAAGCCATTCACTAAATGGTCCCCTGTAAGAATACTTTACAATCACCAGCAGTTATAGCAGTTGAAGAACTACCATCTGTTGCCTTTACGGTTATTGCAAGATATCTTAGCGCAGTTGTAGAAATAGATTTCATAGCACCAGAACTTGCTGCCACTACTACATCATCTCCAATCTGTACCCATTTACTGTTTGTCACAGGTGTTGATTCTGCTCCATCAAACAAAGAACCCCATACTTGACAGGTAAGTCCTCCGTTCTCATCGTTAGATAAAACTTGTATTGAAGCTCTCTCGTATGACTCTATATCTACTGCATCAATTAATACAACATAAGTAGAACCGCTTAAAGTAACTGCATCATTACTGATAAGCATTGTCTTTACTGAATTACTTATTCTTTTTGTTGAGATTGTGTCTGCCATTAATCAGCCCTCTTAGACTTCCTAAGTCCTTTGGGCTTTTTAATAGTATCGCATTTACAGACGCCTTTGCATTTGTAACTACCTTTCGGACAGTCTACTTTTTCTTGCTTGGTTCCAAGAGCTTTGCTGCCAGTTCTAACCCCTGCGCCGACCTTTTTAGTCCCAACTTCAGTTTGGACTTCAAAGATGTCTGAGTTGGCAAGTAACTTTTTAACAAATTCTTTGTATCGCTTGTCATTTTCGTCAAACGTGTGGACCTCACCGAGGTGGAACGCAATGCTGCGCCCACCATCAGTCCTAACGAAAGTAGGCTTAGTTCCTTTGTACCTAATCGTAACCATGATATCATAGCTCCAATTAAACTAAGCGCTCTTCAAGTCAGTTATTAGTCCTTGTGTTGCAAATTTTGTACAAATTAATTCACCAGCAGTCATGAAAGCATAGTTTCTTTTCAATGCTTGCACGTTTGCCAAATCTTCTTGTGCTAAGAAAGTAGTTGGTGCTGCAATCTTCATGTACAAGTGTTCCATATCTAACAACATGACTGGTCCCATTGAGACTCCACCAGTTTGGTCAGTCATTGCATCTGCCAAGTGTTGTGTTGCGTAAATTGGAATGCTGTCATAGTATCCCATTCTTCCATCTAGGTTCATACCCGGTTCTGAAGCAACTCCGTTAGTTCCTTTTGGAGCTTGTGCTTCTAAAGCCATTCTCCATGTTGCGTTAGAAGTTCCTGATGTAATTAATTGTTTTAATTCAGTCAACTGTTGGTGACCCATTAATAAAATTAAATTGTCATATGATGCACCGTTTTCTATTGCATTTTGAATAGTTGCGTCAAGTAACTCTAAAGTCAAGAATCTGTTTGCCCCACCAGCTCCACTAACAAAACCATCAGCCCATGTTGCCCCATCTCCTCTTGCACCTAAGTCGTAAATGTCGACTTCTGCTGCAATAGTTCCTGAACGTGCGCCTACTTGAGCGTAGTTTGCACATACACGAGTTAGAGTTTCAAAATCATCACCAGCAGTTCCTGCTGCGTAATCTACAGTCAACATTTTGTCAATGTAGTAAGAGTGTGCTTCTGCTGCTTGTGCTCTTAGGAAAGCTGCTAGACCTTTTACTCCATCATCTGCTTCAGCTAAAATAGCTGCTCTTGTAGAGACTGTGTAAGGACTTACAATTTCTTTGATGTCTGCTTTTACTTCAGCTAGGTCTGGTACATCAGCAGTTCCAAAAGTATCTCCTTCTGCACGGCCAGTGTTACTACCAGTTACAGTTCGGGCTGTTAATACTCTCCATCCTGATTGTGTCCAGCCTTCTTTTCTCAAAAGCTTGAATACATCTGATTTTGTGTTTAGCTGATTGAAAACAGATGCTCCATACATTGTGTTAAAGTATGCTGTGTCGCCTGTTGTCAAATCATCTTTTCTTATGCCGTATCTTGCTGAGATATCTAAACCGCCGCGATAGTAAGCATTGACGTAATCTTCAAAACTCATTCCAGCCATTCTAGAAACCTCCTACTATGTTTTTGTTTGCTTCCATTCTATCTATCTCCTCAAGGGATTTTGATACATTTAAGAAATCAATTTCCTTTTGTTCTTCAGCTTTTGGAGCTGGAGCAGGTGTTGCTTTCTTTCCTGTATAAACGTTAATTCCATGTTTCTTCAAGGTTGCTAAAGATTTTTCTAAGTCTTCGATTTTTGTAGATTTCTCTTCTTCGACCATCTTTTCTTCTTCTTCTTCTTCCTCTTCTTCAGGTTCTTCTTCCTCTTCTTCCTCTTCTTCTTCGGCTTTCTCTTCGCCGCCCATATCTTCAAGGTATGCGAGTACTTCTTTTAGTTTAGCAAGTGTGGCTTCCATGTCTTTGTATAGTGCCTCTTCCTTACCAAGTTCAACTGGCTCTTCTAATCCAGCAGCTAATTCTACTTCCTCTGTTTCGACGATTTCTTCGTCCTCAGATTTAGCGTGATTGCCACCACAAGTGCATTCTGTCATGTATATACACTGACCGAAAGGGTATATAAGTAATCTAAACTTTCCGGAAACTACCTTTTCTTATTCCAAGAAGGTGTCCTTCCCCTTCTTAATCTTTCTTTAGGTTTCCAACCTGCTTGCGACATTGCATTTTGAAAAGACCTACCAGATTGGTCTCTAACTTTACTAGGACTCATCTTTGGACCTCGTCCGGGAAATGAACCGGGGTCTCTCCAAAGCTCTGCACAAAAAGCTCTTGGTTTTTTAACATTTTGAAGGCCCTCATAATTTCTAAGATGTTGTTTTGCATTAGCAACACAGGCTGCCATAAATGCTCGCATACCTCTTCCAGTCCTTCCTGTCCTTGGTGCTTTACTAATTTTATTAATACCTTTTAAAACTTTACACTTACGCGTGCCAGCTATGTCCCACATTAACTTATCAATACGTTTTAATCTCATCTTAGAAAGCATCTCATCTAAATCCTTGTTCATCTTACTAAATCTTCTAGCTTGGATTGCTCGCTCTTGATTTACTGCGCCTGCGCGCGTAGAATGACAACCTAATAATTTCTTATCCTTCTTAGCAAAAAGACAATACTTCTTTCCCCTACGTTCTATTATCTTCTCTATCATCCCCTCTATCTCATCTAGAGTTACTTGCTTTGTCAGTTTGATTGGTTCTGTTTCTTCTTTTGCTGCTGCTACTTCTGTAACAGTAGCTTCTGGGTTAGCTGGTCTGTTGCCAACCCATGATACGGACCAAAGAGACAATTCGGAGATGTTGTTGTGGCAGACGTCTCCTTCGCAGACCTTCTCTTGTTTTTCAGCTTCCCCTCTAATAGAGGAGCCACCCTTGTCACCGTAAATCTTCATCTCTTCCCATACTCTGTCATGCATAGGAAGCTTGTTGTGTACTCCAACTCTAATCTTAACCTTACCGTCTTTAACCTTATATGCAAGAGGTAGCCCTACTGGCATCTCCTCATGCTTGTATGAATAAACCCCGTATTTCATATAGAAATCCATGGACTCTTTAATTGTGTCAGTTCCTATCTTGTCGTTCTGTTTGTCGATAATAGGTGAAGAAATAAATGTCTCTAAGATTCTCTCGTTATACCACTCTGGTCGATAGACCTGCCACTTAGTATCTTTAGCATCTGCCACAGCCTAAGATTGGCTACGTGTATATAAACAATAATTACTTTCCGGAAACTACGCCAACTCTTTCTTTTTTTCAATTGCAAGAGAAATTATTCTTTTCTTTATTTTAGGACGTTTATCTAATATTGCTAAATATGCAAAAGCTACTGGCTCTAAAAAGAACCCTGACTTCTCAAGACCTACTTTTAAATGCCAAGGACTTATGCCATATATTTTAGCATACTGTATTATTGTTTTACTTTTTACACTTACATCTTTAGGTTGATAACTGCCAAATTCTAAATGATATGCCGCAGGATGATTGCTTCTAACTTCAATTCTACCCTCATCTGCTACAACATATATTGAATCTACTAATTTTCCAGTTCTACTTTGTATTTTTCTTTTAAGAATTTCTTTGGCTTTCTTTTCAATCTCTTGTGCAAACTCCCATGCTACTTCTTGTATTATGTCTTCCCAATTTGCATATTTAGAATAAAATCTAAATGCTTTTCTTGTTTTTTCAAAACCACGAGTTTCAAGCGTTATATTCATTGATAAGACGCTACTTCTTCAACAGAAGCATCACCGTACTTTTCTTTCCACTTACGATTTACTTTGTTAGCAACATTCTTTCTCATTAACATTCTTTGATTCTTGTTGTACTGTTTCATGTACTCGCCCTTGTTATTCCAAGCCCTCTCATGCTCACACTCTTCACAGAGACCATTAGACATTAACCGAACTCGACTTTCTCCTGCCATACACTTCTTGCAACTCTTCACGGTTTTAACGCCCCTACTTCTGGCTTAGCCTCATCAGGCATACTAACTTGTGGCTTGTCTGGAAGTACTAGATTTCCATCCTTATCCAATGTAGCTTCTATTCCTACCTTATTTAGTACTGTAATTATATTTGCTTTCTGTAACATGTTAGCTAATGCTTGTTGCTCGTTCTTTGCATTGATGTCTGCAAACTTGACCTTCCAAGTTTTGATTCCCATCAACTTCATCAATGGTTTCAAAAAGCCCATCTCCAAACATTGCTGAGTTTCTAACACAGTCCTGTCAAACAAAGATATCTGCTCGCCTTCTGCATTCAACCCACCTACGCCTGCTGTACTACCTGTTACTATCGGCATAACTCCATACGATGCGTTTATGTCGTTGTTAATGCGCTCCATGTAAGGCAAAGCCATCAACTCATCCATGTTAGGCATAACTGGCACAAACTTAGCCTGACCGCTTCCCGTACCTTCTCCCCTACTACTTATAATAGGAACAAAGTTTGGATTCCTTCGAGTTTCCTCTGCTATGTATTCTCCTAACCGATTTAATGATTCCTCATCATGTCCGGGAATATCAAGAAAACCTTTAGGTGGCCTCTCTAATTTGTAAATCTTATTTTGGAAGTTTTCAATAGCAAGTGCTGTTTCGATTTTCTTAGAAAGACCTATAATCGGCGACTGTCCATATAATCGGGCATTCGCACTGTATTTATTGAAATGAATTATTTCATCTCTTGCAAAAGGAATCTTGTCCTCATCCTGACCCATGTCATAAAAGTAAGCCATAGGTTCTGCATCAAACCCACCTTCTCCCTTTTCTCCTTTTGCCAAAGGCTCTCTAGTGATTATATCAAAATATTCATCATTCTTAAATTTACCATAGTCATCAACCGCAAATCGCATTTGCTTTGCATCCT